CCCTACCGTTTGCTGGGACGGTGCCCAAGAGCACGTGAGGATTCCTTCACCTGCTCGGCCGGCCCTTCCGTTTTCCCGTTACGGTACTCATCAGCAAGGGCGCACAAAGCCAAAGCGAGGATCTAATCCTTCGCACGTGACCCCACCACCTCCCGAAAGACAGCCTCCACTCACGAAGATGTTCGAGCCTTGAAGGCCCGACAGCTTCCCGAGGTCCACAGGCAGAAGCCTGCTGCAAACCTCGTAAGCCTGACGATAAGTTGCTGAGCAACCTGTCGTAGGCTTTCCGCGGACCGAGTCGAGCAAAGCCCGAGCTCGGTTCGCGGCCCGTCCAGAGGTCACCTTAGGCGACGACTCTAGACGTCCGGCCATCGCGTCGCAAACTGCGGCACGAGGCCAGATCCCGATCTTGCGATCAAGTTGATCCGCAAGCGAGATGGCATTCGGCTGAGCCGAATACAGGACCGTAGACAACAATCTGTTGTACTGGTCCAAGAACGCTCCCCGAGCCTCAAGGTCGGGGACCGTGCCAGGCAGCTGCCCGTTATGGGCAAGCTGCAAGGCGCAACCGTTAAGCGACCTGATCTTACGGAACAGGCCCTTCGGTATTATGCCCAACCCGCCAATCTGGCGAGGGGCATAAGGATCGAGGCGCCGCTTGGCGGCGGCCTCGATCCAACGCTTGCAGGCCCAACGCGTAGCGTGGTGCAAGCGGCGAATCCCGACGCCAGTCTCCAAAAGGAGCGACCATTGGTCAGGCGCCAAGGGCTCTCCCGAAGCGAACGATTTAATCGAAGCTATCGGGAGTCTGAAGAGGCAATCGCCGGATCGGCGATAGTCGACTTCACAAAAGGTTCCATGAGAACCTGAGACGGCAGTTTTCCTCATATTGAGGGACATGCCAGTCATCGCTAGGAAGTCGCGATAACGCGACCACCTAGAGACCGGCCAAAGGGCGATGAGGTCATCGCCTTTGATCCGGAAATTGTGCTTGGGGTCGACAATTCGACAAACCACATAGTGGACCAAGGACAATAGGGTCCATGAGGCCGGAAGCCCCATGAAAATCCCTCGCTTGACGGGGCGACCACCAATGGTGTAGTCCGTCAAGAGACCGCTATCAATGCCGAGGACGTCACAAACGTCCCGGACACAGCGGTGACTCAGCAGATCCGTCGCAGTGCGAAGGTCCGCCGAGTATACTTGAGCTCCAGCCTCAGGCTCGAACTTAAGAATAGTTCCGGCAGGGTCCCTCAGGGACTCTGCCGTAACGACGTTTTCCGAAGCTTTAAGCTTAGGGAAATACGTCCTACGAACAGCGTGCAACCGCGCAACGCGGGTCGCATCGTTCTTCGTGACGACTCGAACCTTTGCTCCAAGCTCAGGTACGAGTAGTACTTCCGAAGCTGGGTCCTCTGGACCCAGATCAGGAAGAGCAGCGTAAGTCACCTTTGAAAGGGAACTTACAACTGAGCCGGATATCGCCACAGACGGTACCCGGAAGGTCGCCTTCCCTTTCAAAAGGGAAGAGCGGCCACCAGCTTTCCGGGTTGAACCCAGGCAGCTGGCTGGACCGACATAGTCGGTCACCTTAACCGGTTCCAAAGGAACCTTATAAGGGCCAAGGATCCTCTGCATAGCAGAACGGAAATCCTTGTAACGCCCGTCCGGCTCAGCCGGCGCAGGCGTGCAGACCCTCTCGACAAAGTCGCGAGTTATCTGCGCGAGCCGCAGCCTCTCTTTGAGAGGCGGCAAGGCTCGACCCAGTCGACACAACTGAAGAACAGTTAGTAGCGACCGGGTTCTCGAGCAAGATCTGGGACAGATCTGCCCGATGACGCGACGGTCAAACCGCCCTTCAAGGGCGTCCCGCCGCGCAGTTGCACAGGCGGCCTTCAAGGCCAGCAGGTGCGCATCTCCTCGCCTTTGATAGGCGGAGAGTTGCTTCTTGACCCAACGTTGAACGTAGGGAAAAGAACCCTTGCCAAAGGCAAGGATCATGGAAGCGAGCAAAGCTCGCTGGAGGATTAGGGAAGGGGGGGGAACACGCGGGGATCCGCTTTCAGCGGGTCGCCTCCGTGCGTTGCTCCTACTAGACCGATATGATTGAGT